GCACCATGTACACGCGGGCCAGCGGGCATCCCCACACCACTGTGTGGAATGAGATTCTCAACTGGTTAGCGCACATCTTTGCTTGTCGTATGTGCGGGATCAATGTCCTCCGCACGTTTCTTGTTGCCGCTGGGGATGATAACATGACTTATCTTCCTCCTGGCACAGACGTCCAAGCATTCGCTGCAGCACTTCCCGCCGCCATGAAGCTACTGGGTTTCATTTCAGAGCCAATTGTTCGCGACCCCCCCTCATTCTGTTCCGCCTTCTTCGTGCCCATGTACGTGGACGGGGTTCGGACGGAGGTTTTGGTGCCAGACATCCGTAGGCCCCTCGCAAAATCTGGGTTCTCGCAAACTCCAACTCGCCCAACGAAAGCCTTTATTGAGAAGGCGGCTTCTCTCAACTCAATGCCAGTCCTCGACTGTCTACCCGTGGCCCGTCAAGTGGTCAAGGGTATGCTATACGCTATGGTCCGCATCAACGACCACAGTGTTTATCCCGATTTCAAAATCGACGATTCGTGCGTCTCTATCTCTCCAGAGGCCACGCCGGACTACAAAATCGCACATGACCACACCAAGCGATACGCCCCCATCCCCCAGGAAACAGATGCTGCTTACTTATCTGTCCTGGGTTTGGAGCCCGTCGAGGCCAACCGCCTCGGCGATTTCTTGGAATGGGTTTACTCCCGCTATGGTGGCACCGTCGCCATGGCTCAATCTCCCCACCTGAACAACCTTAGTCAGGTGTGGTGCGGACCTCCTACGGGACAGACACTTCCCGTGCCTCCGCTGCCAAAAGCCCCGCATCTCCGGGGTTTGCAATAAGCAATCACTTCGGCCGCCTCTAAGAATACTGGTTCAAGACCAGCGGCTATAAGAGGGACGCGTCCGGCTAGCGCCAGGGCTCGGGTTTTGAGACTCCTCCACCCCGCCCAGGAAACACCGGAAAACAACAAACAACAAATGCCGAAATCTCGATCATCAAAACGCTCATCGCGTGCCCCTACCAAGGCTAAAATTGGTAAAGCTGTCATGTCAATACTGTCGAAAACAAAGAAAACAAACAAAACTCACAAACAAACAAGAAAAGGACCCAAAGCAAAATGGGCCACTAGCATCGGACTCGGTGCTGTCGGCCTGGGCAACGTCAATTTCGCCCTCTCTTCAGGCAAGCGCTCATCACGAGCCGCCTCTTCTTTCATGACCACTGCTGTTCCCTCAACTTTCAACACGGTCGTCAACAATCCCGCCGCAATGGCCCCCGAACGCCCAGTCGCTCACAAGACTCTCGGGCTTCAGGGCATTCGCATCACTGGCAGCCAGTACTTCTGCCAGCTCCAACAGCCTCTACTCGATGGTAGCTCCTCGGACGACGGACCCATTGTCAAGTCGTCATTTTACGGTGTCTACCTTCCACAGTACAGCACGGCTGTCGAC